CACCGTGGCGAACGAAACCATGCGGCAAATGGCGACCTTCGGCAGCGCGCTGGGCCTCGACCCGGCCGCGCGCGCCCGCCTGAAACCGGGCGGCGCTGAGAAACCCAAGAACCCCTTTACCGCATTGCGGGGAGGCAAAAGCGGATAACCACCGACTATGGCCAGTTCACCCAACGTCAACGCGGCGAACAAGTACGCCCGCGACGTGGTGGCCGGCAAGATCGAGGCGTGCAAGTGGGTGCGCGCCGCATGCCGGCGTCACCTGGGCGACCTGGAGAAGTCGACGAAAAAGGGCTACGCCTGGAAGTTCGACAAGGCCGAAGCCGAGCGGGTTTGTAAGTTCATCCAGCTACTGCCGCACACCAAGGGCAAGTGGGCCGGCAAGAAACAACTGATCACCCTGGAGCCGTGGCAGAAGTTTATTTTCTGCTGCATCTTCGGCTGGCGGTCGAAGCGCACCGGCCTGCGGCGCTTTCGTGAGGTCTATTGCGAGATTCCGCGCAAGAACGGCAAAAGCGTCATTGCCGCCGGCCTGGGTTTGTTCATGTTCACCATGGACGGCGAATTTGGTGCTGAGGTGTATTGCGGTGCGACCACCGAAGACCAGGCCATGGAGGTGTTCCGCCCGGCGCGGTTGATGCTCAAAAACACGCCGGATCTGATCGAGGCGTGCGGTGCTGAACTGATGGTGATGAACCTGTCGCTGCCCGATGACGGTAGCCGGTTCGAACCGTTGATTGGCGATCCTGGCGACGGCAGTTCGCCAAGCTGCGCCATTGTCGACGAGTACCACGAACATGCGTCGTCGTCGCTATACGACACCATGATCACCGGCATGGGCGCGCGGGAACAGCCGCTGATGTTCGTGATCACCACGGCCGGTTACAACCTGGCCGGGCCGTGCTACGTCATGCGCGGCCAGGTCAAAGACATGCTGCTGCACGCCCTGGGCGAAGGAGGGATCGAGAACGAAGAACTGTTCGGGATTATCTACACCATCGACGAGGGCGACGACTGGCAAGACCCGAAGGTGTTGCGCAAGGCCAACCCTAACTATGGGGTGTCGGTCGGTGACGAATACCTGCTGCGCATGCAGACCAATGCCAAGCGTTACCCGTCACAACTCAACAAATTCAAAACCAAGCATTTGAATGTGTGGGTTAGCTCTCGTTCGGCCTGGCTGAACATGGCGGACTGGGCGGCCTGCGGCAATCCTGAACTGACCCTGGAACAGTTCCGTGGCCGCCAGTGCTGGGTTGGTGTCGACCTGGCCAGCAAATCGGACATAACGGCCGTCGCCCTGGTGTTCAAAGACAAGGACGAGCGCGGCCGGGATGTGTGGACGGTGTTCTGCCGCTCCTATCTGCCGGAAGGTGCGATAGAGCGCGCAACGACCTTCAAGGATGCTTATGAGGGCTGGGTGAACACGGGCGAGCTGCTGACCACGGACGGCGAGGAAACCGACTTTGACGTCATTCGTGACGACATTAAGGACCTGGCCGACATGTTCGACATTCAGGAAATCGCCTACGACAAATGGCGGGCTACGCAACTAGCCCACCAGTTGCAGGAGGACGGCGCCGAAGTGGTCGAGGTCGGCGGCGGCATTCAGACGATGAACATGCCTATGCGTGAGGTGGAAGCGGCCCTGGTGTCGCGCCGCTTCAATCATCCTGAAAACGGTGTGTTGTCGTGGATGGCGGGCAACGTGACGACCCGCGAATATCGCGGCTGTCTGACCCCGATGAAGGAAGACGAAGGCAAAGGCAACTTGCGCAAGATCGACGGCATGGTCGCCATCCTGATGGCCATGAGTCGCGCAATGCTGGCCGACCACGCCGAGCGCAGCTTGCTCGACAACCTCACAGACGACGACATTCTGGCGATGTAACCCTATGAAAAAATACTTACCCGACCTGCTCGGGGCGGCGGGCTATTGCCTGTTGACGGCTGGGCTTTACGCCCAGTTTGGTTCTGGTGTCGCGCTGATTACCGGCGGCGTGCTGATGATGGTCGGCGCCTGGTACTGGGGGCGGTCGTGATCTTCTCCAGCCGTTACGAGCGGCGCAGCATGGAAAACCCGGCGGTTTCGCTGAGCACTCAGGAGCTGGGCGAACTGCTGGTGGGGGGAACTGGCATTCATGTCAGCCCGGAAACGGCGCAGAAACTGACGGCGGTGTATGCCTGTATTTACGTGCTTTCCAGCACGCTGGCCCAGTTGCCGATCAACGTCCTGCGCAAGGTCGACGGCCGCATCGTTCCAGGCACGGACCACCCGGCGCACTACCTGCTCCACGATGAACCGAACATGTGGCAAACGTCCTACAAGTGGCGGGAAACCAAACAGGCTCATACGTTGGGGTGGGGTAACGGCTACAGCCGCCTGGTGCGCGGTCCGCGCGGCGATTTGCAGGGCATCGAGCTATGCCAGCCGCAAAGCACGCAACTGCTGCGCAACGGTCGCCGCTGGGTCTACGGCACCCTGGATGACGACGACCAACCGCTGGCCGTGGCGCCCGAAGACATGATCCATGTGCGGGCCATTGGTTCAAACGGCAAGGTTGGCATCAGCCCGATTCGCCAGAACGCCGAAACGATCGCTTTGGGCTTGGCGGCCGTGCGCTACGGCAAAGAGTTCTTTGAAGGTGGCGGCCGACCTACGGGCCTGGTCACGCTGAAAAGCGGCACGCTGAAAGAGGACGGTTGGGAACGCCTGAAAAAGGTCTGGGCGACGGCGGCCGGCAAGTTGCGCCAATCGGAAAACAAGACGCTCTTGTTGCCGGCGGATCTGGATTACAAGGCGCTGACCATTGCGCCGGAGGATGCCCAGTTTCTGGAAACGCGCAAGCTGACCCGAAGCGAAATCGCCGGTCTGTTCAACGTGCCGGCGCACATGATCAACGACCTGGAAAAGGCGACGTTTTCCAACATCAGCGAACAGGCTATCCAGTTCGTGCGGCATTCAATCATGCCGTGGATTGTGAACTGGGAGCAGGAAATAAACCGCAAGGTTTTCACCCGCGCCGAGCGCTTGGCTGGCTACTACGTCAAGTTCAACTTGGCCGGTTTGTTGCGCGGCACTCCAACCGAGCGTGCCGAGTTTTACAGCCGGGCGATTCTTGACGGCTGGATGACGCGCAACGAGGTGCGGGTATTCGAAGACATGAACCCGATCACCGGCCTGGATTCGATGCTGATCAACGTCAACGCGCGGCTTCTTGGGGCTGACGGCTTGCCGTTACCCGTAACGCAACAGGAATAAATCCATGAGCGAAATTGAAAAACGCATGCTGCCGGCGCAGCAGTGCGAGCTGCGTGCTGTCCCGCTTTCAGAGGGCCAGTCCGGCCCGCCGAAGATCGCCGGCTATGCCGCCGTGTTCAACGTGCGCAGCGACTTGCTGGGCGGCTTCTTCGTCGAAGTGGTTGCCCCTAGCGCCTTTGACGATGTGCTGGCCCAGGATACGCGCGGCCTATTCAACCACGACCCCAACTATCTGTTGGGTCGCACGATCAGCGGCACCCTGCGCCTGAGCGTCGATGAACGCGGATTGGCCTATGAAATCGATACGCCGGATACGCAGACCATCCGCGACCTGGTTGTCGCGCCGATTGCGCGCGGCGACATGTCCGGTAGCAGCTTCGCCATGGTGGTCGCCCCGGGCGGCGATACCTGGCACGAAGAAGACGGCGTGGTCGTTCGCACCATTTACAAGGTCGCCGAACTGCGCGACGTCGGGCCGGTGTCCTTTCCGGCCTACCCCGATTCAAGCGCTGCCCAGCGCTCTCTAGACGCTTGGAAACAGGCGAAAAACGAAGGCCTTGAAGCCCGTGGTCAGTTCGACCGCGATGCCCGTGAGCGCCTGTTGAACCTGCTGGATCTATAACCCCTGGGGAACCCTGTATGACTCTGAAAGAACTGAAAGCGCTGTACGCCACTAAAGCGGCGGAGATGCGCAGCCTGCACGAAAGCACTGGTGAAGACGCATGGACGGGCGAGACGCGCGCGAAGTGGGAAGCCATCCGCACCGAGCTGGCCGGCATCAAGGAAAAGATCGAGCGTGAAGAAGAACTGCGCGACAACGACCAGGCGTTTGTCGAAGGTCGCGCACGCAATCTCAACTCGCAAACCCCGCTCAGCGATCTGACTGGCGATGAGGCCGAACAGCGCTCGGCCTTTGACGCCTTCCTGCGCCGTGGCACCGAAGGTCTGACGGCAGAACAACGTTCTGCTGTGCTCGCCCTGCGTGCCCAAGGAACCACCGGGCAAGAGGCGGGCGGCTACACCGTGCCAACCACCTTGCAGGCGCGCGTGATCGAGGCGCTGAGCACTTACGGCGGTATCGCCAGTGTTTGCCAGTTGCTCAGCACTGATAACGGCGCGCCGATTGCCTGGGCAATCAGCAATGGCGGCGAAGAAGAAGGCGAGCTGATCGGCGAGAACAAGCAGGCGTCGGAAAAGGACGTCGAATTCGGGATGGGAACGCTGGGTTCCTACACCATCAGTTCGAAGATCATTCGTGTGTCTGAGCAGTTGTTGCAAGACTCCGGGATCGACATGGAAGCGTTCCTGACCGGTCGAATCAGCAAGCGTTGCGGCCGCACCCGTAACCGCCTGATCGTGCAAGGCACGGGCGCGGCGGAAACGGCCGATACACCGGCCCAGCCGAAAGGTCTGGAAGCGGCGGTGACGGTGGGCAAAGTCACTGCCGCCGCAACGAAGTTCACCTGGCAAGAAGTCAACGGCTTGATTCACTCGGTCGACCCGGCCTATCGCGCGGCGCCGAATTTCCGTTTGGCCTTCAACGACAACACCTGTCAGGCCATGGAAGAAATGGTCGACGGCAACAACCGTCCGCTGTGGCTGCCTGGCATCGACAGCGACCGCCCGGCGACCATCCTGAAACAGCAATACGTGATCGACCAGGCGATTGCCGATATCGCCGCCGGCAAGAAATTCATGTATGCCGGCGACTTTAACGAACTGATCCTGCGCGCGGTTCGCAGCCTGACCCTGAAACGTCTGGTTGAGCGTTATGCCGAATTCGGCCAAGTCGGTTTCCTGGCCTTCCTGCGCTTCGGAATCGTCCTGCAAGACACGGCGGCTATCAAAGCGTTGCAGGGCAAACCTGCGGCGGCCTAACACGGAGCTGGGCCGAGCAATCGGCCCAGTACGCTGATGCTCAAGCTGGAAGAAATCAAAGAGCATTGCCGGGTTGAGGTGGACCAGACCGAAGAAGACCGTTTGCTGTTGGCCTACGGTCGCGCCGCTTGGCGCCTGGTCGAGAACGTCACCGGCCGCAAGCTGTTCGAAGTCGTTGTGCCGGTGGATGCCACGCCGGAGCAGCGCGACGATTACGACTATTTGCAAACCTTGCTGCCGTCCGGTGCGCCTGACAATGCGGTTGCGGTCGACGAGGATCTGCGGTTGGCCATGTTGTTGATGGTCGCGCACTGGCGGCGTAATCGTGAAGCCGTCACGGACTCGCTGAGTTCGGGCTTGAAGGAAGTCCCGTTGGCGTTTTCAGCGATCACCGGACCTTACTTGTGGGTGACGTTATGATCAGTCCCGACACGGGCGCCCGGGATAAGCGCATCACGTTGCGCCGTCGCAATGACAAGCCCAAGGATGACGACGAGCTGGTTTCGGATTACATCGAGCTGGGCCGGCGCTGGGCAAAAATCGATCCGCTAGGAACGCTCCTGGTGAACAGCGGTATCACGGTCGGTAACAAGATTACCCACCGCATCACGTTCGCCATGCTGCGCGGTTTGGATCAGCGTTGTGAGGTGGTCTGCGGTAATCGTCTGTTCCGGGTGTCGGCTGTCGGCGACCTGAACGAGGCGGGAATCGACACGATGCTGGACGTTGAGGAAATCACCGGGAACCCGCAAAGCGCTGGATCCGTTACGGGTGACGTTTACGGCGATCCGTATGGCTAACTCGGTTTCGATTGACGGTTATCTGCACGTTGAGGGCTTCGACAAGTTCGAGCGCGAAGCCTTCGATAAACGCAAGATCCGCGCCGGTATGCGCAAGGCGGGCTTGCTGGTCACGCAGCGCGCGCAAATGAACCTGGTGCTGTCTCGGGGCGAATCTGGCTACCCGGTCAACCGCACTTCGGAGCTGGTGCATTCCATCGGTTTCAAGGTGTCCCGGGCCGGCTTCCTGGTCAAGGTTGCCCCGCAAATGACCAGCGGCATGACGGCCTATTATCCGGCCTTCCTGCACTACGGCGTAAAGCAGGGCAGCAAGGTAAAGCCTTTGGCCCCGGGCAAAGGGCACGGCAAAAGCAACCGGCGCGCCCGTGGTGAGCGGGCCGACCTGATCACGGCGCGTAAGGCCGGCGGATGGCGGATTGCGCCGCGCGACAACTACATGACAGACGCCCTGCAGGATGCGAAGTCAGACGTTCAAAAGATCCTCAACGACGCATTTGCCAGCGCGTTGTAATGCCCTTCAACCCAAGCCCCGAATCCCGGGGTTTTTTTATGCCTGGAATTTCAACCATGCGTTTAACCCCGCTAATCCGGCACATGCGTCAGCAGTGCCCAACCCTGGCGCGCCGGGTATTCGGTGCGCTCGATTGGGATCCGACCAAGGAGGTATCAAAGGCTGACATGCCGGCGGCCTATGTGGTGGTGCTGGGTGATGATGCCGACCCTTCTGACACCCAAAACACTATTCGCCAAGTGGTGCGCGATCAGTTCGACGTGTGCGTCGAAGTGTTCAACCAGGACGAACGCGGGCAGTCCGCCGCCGATGCCTTGCACGACCTGCGGGCTGAGCTGTGGCGGGCCATCGTGGGGTTTAGCCCTGGCGCCGATGGCGATCCGATCCAGTACGACAGCAGCGCCTTGATGCTGATCAATCGCAGTAAAGCGGTGTACCGGTTTCGCTTCTTTACCGAGTTTCAGTTAGGCCGCAACCCGCCGGCACCAGGGGCGCCGATGCCACCGGCTGAAACCTGGCATGAACAAGAACTGGACGGCCTAAAGCCGTTTGAAGGCGTCGATTATGACGTCGATTTTGTCGACCCCATGTTCGACAAAAACCTATCCCCGACTGGCCCTGACGGCCGGATCGAAATCAAAGCAAGCGAGGATCTGCAACCGTGAATCGACTTTTCCTAAAGCCGGTCGCCGGTCGGGCGTGCCCCGATCCAGGCAACGGCAACGCGCTGTTGCCCGAGGTCGGCGCCTGGGTGACGAACAGTGTCTATTGGCAACGCCGGATCAAAGCGGGCGACGCCGAGCAGGCCGAAGACCCCAAACCCAAAAAGGCCAAGGCCGCCACCGCTGAGGGCATTGCACCATGAGCGTCGGATTCAGCAACATTCCGAGCGATATCCGCGTCCCGCTGTTCTATGCGGAAATTGATAACTCCATGGCCAACAGCGCCACGTCGTCGCTACGCCGCCTGATCGTCGCTCAGGTCAACGATGACGCCACCAGTGACGATATCGGTAGTCTGGTGCTGGTGTCGCGCACGTCGCAAGCCAAGGACATTGGCGGCCATGGCTCGATGCTGGCCGCCATGCACAAGCTGCACCGCGACCTTGATGTCGTCGGTGAGGTCTGGTGCCTGCCGTTGAAAGTCGAAACCGGCACGGCGGCGAAAGCCACCGTTACCGTAACGGGCACGGCGACCCAAGCCGGCTTGCTCAATCTGTACGTGGCCGGCAAGCGGGTGAGTTCGATCGTTCCTGAGCAGGCCGCCGCGTCAGTGGTGGCGACCGCGCTAGTCAATGCCATCAATGAAGCGATTGATCTGCCAGTGAAGGCGGCAGCCGTCGACGGCGTGGTCACGCTGACCTGCAAATTCAAAGGCGAGCTGGGCAACGATATTTCCCTGGCGTTGAATCGCCTGGGCCGGGTCAATGGCGAAACTACGCCGGCCGGTCTGACGGTCGCCCTGTCCGACATGGCCGGCGGCGTCGGCACACCGAACATGACGGCAGCGCTGGCCGCCCTGGGTGACGAACCTTTCGAGTTCATTGCCCAGCCCTGGACGGATACGGCCTCGCTGGACGCCTGGCGCGACGTGATGAACGATACGGCCGGTCGCTGGTCCTGGGCCAAGCAGATTTGGGGGCATGTCTACAGCGCCAAGCGCGGCACCCTGGGCCAGTTGGTGGCAGCGGGCCGCCTGCGCAATGACCCGCACATGAGCATTGCCGGCATGGAACCGACCGTGCCCCAGCCGGTTTGGGAGTTTGCCGCGCAGTTCGCTGCGCGTACGGCGGTGTTTATCAGTGCCGACCCGGCCCGGCCAACGCAGACCGGCGCGCTGCCGGGGATCGATCCGGCGCCGGCCAGTGATCGGTTCATGCTCGATGAAGCGCAGTCGCTGCTGAGCAGTGGTATTGCCGCGTTTACCTACAGCGGGAGCCTGGTGCGGATCCAGCGCGCCGTCACGACCTACCAGCGCAACGCATACGGCCAGGCGGATGACTCTTACCTGGACAGTGAGCCGCTGCACCAATCGGCCTACGTGCTGCGCGCTTTGCAATCGCGCATCACCAGCAAGTACGGCCGCCACAAGCTGGCCAACGACGGCACCAACTTCGGCCCAGGCCAGGCCATCGTCACGCCGCTGGTGATCCGTGGCGAGCTGATCGCGGCCTACGGTGAACTGGAGCGCGCCGGCATCGTTGAGAACATGGACCTGTTCAAGGCGAATTTGATTGTTGAGCGCGCGGCCGACAATCCGAATCGGCTCAACGTGTTGTTCCCGCCGGATCTGGTCAATCAGTTGCGCGTGTTCGCGTTGCTGTACCAGTTCCGTTTGCAGTACCCCGACGCGGCGTAAGCCGATTCAGAACAACTAGCCCGCCCTGTGCGGGCTTTTTAGTGGGAATTATTTATGGGCCAGAAAGTTGCTGGTACTTGCTACATCAAAGTCGATGGCGACCAATTGGTAATTACGGGCGGTGTGGAATGCCCTATTTCCAAAGTTAAACGCGAAACCATTGTTAAGGGTTACTTCAAGGAAGAAGACGTAATCCCGTCCATCAAAGTTGACGCGGTGAAAACGCCTGGTCTGGATATCAGCAAAATCACCACGGCCACCAATATGACCGTTACTGCCGAATTTAAAGACGGCAGTAGCTATGTATTGAGCGGCGCTTACATGGTCGACGACGCCACGGTTAATGGCGACGACGGAAAACTCAGCCTCAAGTTCGAAGGCATTAACGGAGATTGGCAGTAATGGCAGATAAACAAATCGTAAAACTCAAGACGCCGATCAAAGCACACGGCGAAGAACTGACCGCGCTGGAGTTGCGCCGCCCAACCGTCCAGGAGATTCGCGCGATCAAGGTGCTGCCGTATGTCCTGGGCGACAACAACATGCCGGTGCCGGACATGGAAGCGACCTGCAAATATCTGACGGTCTGCGCGGCCATTCCGCAAGGCTCGGTCGAACAATTGTCTTTGGTCGACCTGAATAACCTGGCCTGGCTGGTGACTGGTTTTTTCCTGTCGAATGGATCGGAAGAACCGACGACCTGACGGCCCTGGTCTATGACCTGGCTTACTTCTGGAAAACCGACCCTGAATCAATGATGGGTCGGCCCCTCGACGTGTTGTTTGAAAGTTACGAACACGCGCACCGGATCTTGCAAGAACAACGGGTGGAATAATGTCCGATAAGTTCCAGTTAAAGGCGCTTATTACCGGCGTCGATAAACTGTCGCCGATGCTCAGTGGTGTTCGTAAAAACGCCATGGGGTTGCGCAAGCAACTCAATAGTTCCGGTCTTGGCAAAATCAGTTTTATGGAAGCGCTCCAGGGCGGCGCGATGGCTGCGCCGTTTGTCATGGGTGTCAAAGCTGCTATTGGCTTTGAGAGTGCCATGGCCGACGTGAAGAAGGTGGTTAACTTCGACACGCCGCAACAGTTCAAGCAAATGAGCAAGGACGTGCTTGACCTGTCGGAACGCTTGCCCATGTCGGCCGAGGGCATTGCGGCAATTGTCGCGGCCGGCGGCCAGTCGGGCATTGCCCGGGCCGAGCTGAATAAGTTTGCCGAAGACGCGGTAAAGATGGGCGTAGCTTTCGATCAGACAGCCGAGGAATCCGGCTCGATGATGGCGAAGTGGCGAACCGCGTTTAAGTTGAACCAGGAGCAGGTCGTTAGCCTGGCGGACAAGATTAACCAACTCGGCAACACCGGGGCGGCCAGCACCGGGCAAATCTCCAAGATCGTGACCGCCATTGGTCCACTGGGTGAAATTGCCGGCCTTAACGCCGGCCAGATTGCCGCGATGGGCGCCGCGTTGGCCGGTGTGGGGATCGCCGAGGACGTCGCCGCGACGGGCATGAAAAACTTTGCCCTGACCTTGACGTCGGGCACGGCGGCCACCAAGGCGCAGAAGGAAGCTTTTAAGGCGTTGCGCCTGGACTCGGCGGACATTGCAAAAGGCATGTCGACGGATTCAGAGGGCACCATTAACAAGGTGCTTAAGTCGATTGCCAAGGTCGAGAAAAGCAAGCAGGCCGCTGTTCTGACCCAGTTGTTTGGCAAGGAATCGGTAGGGGCCATCGCGCCGCTGCTGACCAACCTGGACACGCTGCAAAAGAACATGGCGCTTGTGCGCAACGAACAGGAATACGCCGGTTCGATGGAAAGGGAATACGCCTCACGTTCGGCCACTACGGCGAACGCGGTGCAACTTCTCCAGAACCGCGTCACGGGGTTGGGTATCGCGGTCGGCTCGGCGCTGTTGCCACCGTTTAACGACTTCCTGGCCCAGGTCGGCCCGCTGATCAGCGGTGTGTCAGAGCTGGCAGAGGCCAATCCCTGGCTGATCAAGGGCTTGATTGGTGCTGCGGTGGGCTTCGGAATCCTTCGGATTGCAACCGTCGCGTCAACCGTCGCCCTGGGCGTAATGAACGCAGTGGCCACCATGAGTCCGATTGGTCTGGTGGTGCGGGGAATTGCCATTGCAGCGGGCTTGCTGATGGGGAATTGGCAAACTGTCGCGCCATTCTTCCAGGCCGTTTGGGAGCGCATCCGCGCGCCGGCCCTGGTGTTGTGGGACGTGCTGAAAACCTTTGCGGCCTATACGCCCATTGCCCTGGTGGTGAATAACTGGGGCGCGCTGTCGGAGTTCTTCGGTTCGCTGTGGGAATTGATCAAGGCTTACACCACGCCGTTCATGGATTTCATGGGCGCTATTTTCGAATGGTCGCCGCTGGGCCAGCTCGTTAAATACTGGTCGCCGATCAAGCAATTTTTCCAAGACTTGTGGGATGGCATCGCGCCAATCCTGGAACCGATCCTGAGTTTCTTCGGTGGCGGCAAGGATGGCCCGGGGATCATTGCCACGGCGAAAACCAATGTCGACACCTGGGCGGCGGAGCAGCGCGAGCGCAATGCCGGCCCCGGTGGCGGCGACGGTAGTTTCTTGCAACCTGGAGCGCCGGAGAACGCCCGCAGTCTCCAGGCCCAGCGCAACCTAACCCAAGGTGGGGGACTGGATCCCAAGGCGCTGCTACAGGCGCCTGGCTCGCTCAATCAGCAAACCGCTGCCAATCAGCGCACCAACCTGGACGGTGCCTTGTTGCTGCGCTTTGAGAACGCGCCGGGCGGTCTGCGCGTGGAGTCCACCAAAACCAATCAACCCGGCTTGCAGGTCAAGTCTCAGGTTGGCACGCGCAGCCTTTCCAAGCAGGAATAACCCCGATGACGGACAAGACCTGGCGCGACGAGTTACAGCCGGCGTCCTTCCGAGGCGTGCCCTTTTGGGTCGACTCGGACAGCACGCCGGTCGGGCGCCGAACGCAAACGCACGAGTATCCCCAGCGCAACAAACCGATGGTCGAAGACCTGGGCGAGAAAACCCGGATCATCAAGCAAAGCGGTTTTGTCATTGGCGACGACTGTTTTTTTCAGCGCGACAACTTGCTGCACGCGCTGAACACGCCCGGGCCTGGGGTGTTGATCCATCCCTGGTTTGGGCGAATGACCGTCACCGCGACGGATTGCGAAGTGGTGCATGCCCGTCGTGACGGCGGCATGGTCGTCTTCGACCTGACTTTCGTTGAGGACGGGGAAAAGGGCTACCCGGCCGGCGTGCCGAACACGTCGCGTCAATTGGAAGACGAGAACGAAAGCCTGCTCGACTCGGTGGTCCGGCGCTACAAGCAAACCATGGCTCTGGTGAACAAGGCGAAGCTGAGCATTGTTGCCCTGCAAAACGGTTTAGCCGGTGTGCAAATGGCAATCCAGCGCGAAGTTGGCCAGGTCGCGGACCTAATCGGTTCGGTGGCCGGTTTGGCTGACATGGTGATGAATTTCCCCGACAGCCTGGCGGACATGCTGGACGCGCAGTTCTCTGGCGTCGACGCAGAGTTTGACCGTTTCAGTTCATCCAAACGCCAGGCAAGTAGCCAGGTTGAAAGCGCCCAAGCCATTGCCGCCTTGCCGCCACCTACAGGCGGCGTGGAAACGGTAGCGGCCGTTCAGGCTACCCGGGATCTGGTGCGCGAAGTGCTGATCGTCTTGGCCGTGCGAACGGTGGCAGTTATGCCGGTGGTGTTGCCGGCGGCGCCGCTGCCTGGTGTGCCGACTGTTGCCCAGCAAGGCGCGGCACCGATCCAGCGGCCCGAGGTGCCGGCGGCCGCTGACGTCGTGGTGGTGCGTGATGCGCTAGTGGCGGCGTTATGGGAAGCCGCCCTGGTGGCGCCTTTCCAGCACTTCGAACGCCTGGAAAGCGTGCGCAAGCTGGTCAAGGCGCATTTGACCGAAGTGGCCCGGGCCAGCGTTCGTATGGTCACGGTCACGCCTAAGCAGAGCTTGCCTGCGGTCGTGCTGGCCTATCGGCAGTTCGGGGATGCAACCCGGGCTGACGAAATCGTTACCCGTAACGCGGTAGCCCATCCGGGCTTTTTGCCTCCGCTGCCGTTGCAAGTCGCCCAGGAGTAAACCCGATGACTGATAGCAATGCCGTCACGCTGACCGCGAACGGCCTGGATTATGGCGGCTGGAAAACGGTGAGCATTACCGCAAGCATTGAGAACCAGGCGCGGGATTTTAACCTTGGCATCACCTGGAAATGGCCCGGGCAGAACACGGAAATACCGATCAAGGAAGGTACCCGGGTCGAGGTTCGAATCGGCGCCGACCTGGTGTTGACCGGTTATGTCTACGCCCGGCCGGTCAGCTACGACGCCGGACAGATAACCCGGGGCATCAGCGGCCGTTCGCTGACGTCGGATCTGGTCGACTGTTCAGCGGTCAACCAGCCCGGCCAGTGGAGCGGGCAGAGCATGCAGGCCATCGTTCAGGCGCTGGCCGCGCCGTACGGCATCAAGGTCTTAAGCCAGGTGCCCGAGACGTCGAAAATCTCCGATCACACCATTGAGCCGGGGGAAACCGTATTCGAGTCCATCGACAGGCTGCTGACGCTTTCGCGGCTGCTGTCGACCGATGACGGCCGAGGTCGCCTGGTAATCGTCGAGCCTGGCAGTGGTGGCCGCGCGGTCGACCGCCTGGAGCTGGGCGAAAACATCCTGACCGGTAGCGCCGGCTTTGACTTCTCCGGGGTGTTCTCCGAATACCGCGTGGTCGGGCAACGCAAACGCGCAGACAGCGAGGATGCCGACAAGGCTTCCGAGGTACAGGCCAGCGTCACCGATCCACGGTCGCCGCGTCGTCGTGTGTTGCTGATCCATGAAAGCGGCCAGATGACCGACGAACTGGCCAATGCCCGGGCCAACTGGGAGCGCGGCAACCGCATCGGTAAGGCGCTGATGACGCAATACAAGGTGCAAGGGTGGCGGCAGTCGAACGGCGCACTGTGGACGGTTAACAGCATCGTCCACGTCCGCGACCCCTTGCTGGGCTTTGATCGGGACATGTTGATCAGCCAAGTCGAATACGTCCTCGACGAGGGCGGCACGATTTGCAACATCACCGTGGGGCCGATGGAAGCCTTTCTGCCTGAGCCGAAAGACCCGCACAAGGCTCGCAAGCTCAAGAAGGGCGGCAAGGCTGACAACTTCGAATACTTGATCCCCGCTGACTGGAAGCCTGACTAATGAGCCTAAAAAATCTACTGGCGCGCGGCGTCGTCAGCCTGGTCAACGCCGCCGGAAAAATGCAGGGCATGCAGGTCAAATTGCTGGCCGGCGAAGTCAAGGACGGCATGGAGCACTTCGAACCTTACGGGTTCACGTCCAACCCCCAGGCCGGCGCCGAGGTGCTGGCCGCGTTCTTCGGCGGCGACCGTTCCCACGGGGTGATCATTTGCGCCGGGGATCGGCGCTTTCGTTTGCAGAACACTGCGCCGGGTGAAGTGGCGTTGTACACCGACGAAGGCGACAAGCTGCATTTCAAGCGCGGCCGGGTGATCGAAATCGAGACGTTGACGCTCAAGGTCAAGGCGCAAACGGCGGTGGACTTCGACACACCGCTGATCACTACCACCGGCAAGATCGTTTCCCAGGGCGACCAGGTGGCCGGTGGCATCAGCCAGATGCAACACGTTCATAACGGTGTGCAGGCGGGCAATGGCTCGACCAATAAGCCCGTAGGAGCGTGACCGGTGAATCTGATCAATGAAGACCTGACCGAAAGCGCCTGGCGCCGCGCGGCGGTGATCAGCCTGCTGACTTGGCGCCGGGCCGGCGCAGACGATGCGGTGGACGATGCGGAGTTACAGGGGTGGTGGGGCGACAGTTTCCCCAGCCTGGTCAATGACCGGATCGGGTCGCGGCTGTGGCTGCTGCGCCGTCGCTCGCTGACCGCGCAAACCGAGCGCGATGCGGTGGCGTATGCCCGTGAGTCGCTGCAATGGATGCTCGACGACGGCCGCGTGATCGACGTCGCCATCACGGCCGAACGCGGCAACGATCGTTTGACGCTGCATGTCGTGCTGACCTTCCGCGATGGCGCAACCCTTGAACTTTTCCTAGACGACCTATGGCAGGTGATCCATGCCGTTTAATACCCCAACGCTGCCGGCGTTGATCCTGCGCGCCCAAGGCGATTTGGCGGGGTCTAGCGCCCTGCTGCGCTCTGACGCTGAGGTGTTGGCCCGCGTGCTGGCTGCGGCCTCCTACGGCCGGTACGGGCACCAGGCGTATATCGCTGATCAAATCCTTCCTGATACGGCAGACGAAGACACGCTGCGCCGCATGGCTCGGGCCAGGCTCAAGCGCGACCAGTTGCCCGCCGTGGCCGCCAAGGGTGCGGCCAGTTTTGCCGGCGCGCCCGGTGCTGTGCTCGATGCCGGCACGCTGTTGCAGCGCGGCGATGGTCAGCGCTTCCGTGTGTCGTCACCCGTAACGCTGACCGGTCCAACCGGTACGGCCACGTTGGAGGCGGTCGACGCGGGCCAGCTTGGCAACACGCCGGCCGGCACCACGTTGCGCACGGTGTCGCCCGTGCTGGGCGTGTCGGAAACCTTCACCGTTTTAGCGCCTGGCCTGACCGCCGGCACCGAGGCGGAAAGCATCGAGACGCTGCGCGCCCGGGTGATTCGCTCGTACAAGGTTGTCGCCCATGGCGGCAGCAAGTCCGACTATGAAACCTGGGCGCTAGAGGTGCCAGGTGTGACCCGTGCCTGGGTAGTGCGGCACTGGATGGGGCCGGGTACGGTCGCGGTGTTTATTGTGCGTGACGGTGATATCGACCCTATCCCAACGCCCGAAGCGCTGGCCCAGGCATTCGCCTACATCGATAACGAACGCCCAGTCACGGCCGAGCTGGCCGTCTTGGCTCCGGTGGAAAAGCCGGTGCCTTACAGAATCAAGCTGACCCCGGACACGGGCGCGGTTCGCGCGGCCGTGGAAGCCGCGCTGGTGGATTTGCACAACCGGGAAGCCGACCTGGGCGTCGCGCTGCTGTCGACGCACATTCGTGAAGCCATCAGCGGCGCGGCGGGCGAAAAGGACCATAAGCTCTTGGCGCCGCTCGATGACGTGCCGGCGGCGGGCAATGAGCTGCTGACCTTCGGGGGCATCGTATGGCAGTGAGAGACGCAAGCGACTACTACGGCCAGCTTGTTGCACTGCTGCCGCCAGGGCCAGCCTGGGACGTCGAACGGGTGCCGGCGATTCGTGATCTGTTGGCAGAAGCCGCCGAAGAATTGGCCCGGGAGGATCTGCGCCTAAGCGACCTGTTCAACGAGATGTTTCCCGACACCGTGCGTGAGCTGGTGCCCGACTGGGAACGGGTGATGGATCTGCCGGATCCTTGCCTGGGTGAGAACCCCGCGTTTGAGGATCGCCAGTTGGCCGTCCGCCGCCGCCTGGTCGAGGTCGGCGGGCAGAGCCGGGCTTTTTTCATCGACCTGGCGATCACCCAGGGCTACCCGGGAGCCACCATCACCGAGCATCGGGCGCCACGCTTTGGCCGTGCCCGGTTTGGCCGCGATCACTTCGGCACCTGGTCAGCACAGTTCATGTGGACGCTCAACACCGGCCCGCGCCGCAAGCTGGGTCGGCGCTTCGGCGTCAGTTTTTGGGGGGAGCGTTTCGGGGCCAATCCCAGTGGGGCATTGGAATGCGTGATCCGCCGGGGCGCTCCGGCGCACGCGCTTGAATTTATTAATTATGGGGTGGCTGAGTAAATGGATTATCCAAAGAGTGTTCCCAACGTCGGTTTGGTCGACGGCAAATTTATTGATGAAAACACGGTAACGGGCGCAGTGGGATCCTTGATTCCTTCGGCGTGGGGTAACGCCGTTACCGACGAGATTCTGGCGGTAATCAAGGCGGCGGGTATTGTTCCGGCCGAGGGTGCAAATGACCAGCTTTTGAAAGCGATTCGAGGGTCGTCCTTATTTTCAACGCAGCCACAATTCACAGTGAGCAAGGACGTCGCTACCACTGAGTTTGTGCAGCGTGCATTAGGGAATCGCGCAGGGGCAGCAATCGCCAATAGCGCCGCCGCATTGACGGCCAGCATCTTCGGAAAGCTGCTGCTGTTGAACTCCGGCACATCCTTCAATGTGACGCTGCCGCCGTCTTCCATCGGCTTGGTTGGAAGTACGATTTATGTGCAAAACGTCGGCTCGGCTGCTGCAACGCTGGTTGCTGCTGCGGGTGATAGCTTGGGTGCCATCGCAACGCAGCCTATGGCCAGCTTGGTAGTTCAGCCAGGGTCGTCGGTAGAGCTGGTTTTACAAGGTACGAATTACTTTATTTCGGGCGCGGCCGCGCTGAAATACTCGCCTGAGTTCTCCTTTTCTGCTGGATCAAACGGATATCAAAAGTATCCATCTGGCCTGATCGAACAATGGGGATCTGTTGCTGTTTCAGATAATGCTGAGGCTAATGTTGTTCTTCCAACCGCGTTCCCTAACGCGATTTTCGGGGCGGTGGTTTCGGTACCCTTATCGGCGCAGGCCGGCGCAGCGGAATTTTCTATCGCAGGGGTGAGGAAAAACGGCAGCAGCCTCAACAGCATTTTGGTCAATGCGAACTCGGGGCCGACTAGCTCCGTTAACCCAGTGATTTTTTGGCGTGTATGGGGGAACTAATCATGATTTTCTTTAGCGCAAAAAAGCTTGGCTTTTATGACAGCACCATTGTTCAGGTTCCAGAAGATGGCGTGGAAGTCTCTCTTGAAGACCTTCGCGAAATTCTGGCCGGCCAGTCTGCGGGAATGGCCATCGCTGCTGACGAATCCGGCGGCCCCATCCTGGTCCCTAGACCACCGCTGAGCGGTGAGGCGTTGGCGGCCATTGAGCGCACTTGGCGCGACCAGCGCCTGGCGGAGACGGATGGCGTCGTATCGCGCCATCGTGACGAAGTAGAGGCCGGCGGCGCCACCACGCTGACCGCTGAGCAGTACACCGAGTTGCAGGCGTATCGCCAAGCGTTGCGCAAATGGCCGGAAGCGGGTGAATTCCCCCTGGTGGACCATCGTCCGGCCGCGCCTCCGTGGCTGGCCAGCGAAGTCGAACAATAAGCCCCGCATTGCCGGGGCTTTTTTCTGCCTGGGCGCCTTGAAACTTGGAGGCCTGGCGTTAGGTTGATGGATCAAGGGCTGACTATCCGCCAGACGGGTAGCGGCCTTCGGCGCTGGCTCGGTTAGAGTGCTGCCGCACGTCGATGGCGGACGGCCACCACTGTTTATCTATCCAGTATTAGGCGATTCTAGATAGAATCGCCGGACTTGAACGACTGCTGTAGAAAGGAATTCCCTATGTCGGATACACCCTCTGTAAACCCTTTGATCAAAAGCGACCAAGCGTCTACTATCGACGCGATAATTCAGGCTCTTACGTGGATGTGTATCCAAAAGGGCAACGACCCGGAAGCGCACCCGGGGGAATGGCTGCACCTGGAAACGGTGCGGCAAGCGGCTGTTTCGCTTAAAGATGTGTAAATTTACACTAATTGTGGACGAGCAAAGACCGGCGCGTTATTCTGAGCGCCGTCAGCCCTTTGGGGCTAAGCAGTAAGAAGAATTAGAGAATTCGGCAGGCTTAAAAAAGAAAACCCCCGACCTTGGCGGGACGGGGGCTTCTGGTGATCAGCACAAAAATGGCTTCTCGACCGGGCAGGTAGAAGTCTATTAGCTGATCACCGCATAAGCAAGCCCTAGCATTTAGGGAAGTTTTGGATGATTGGCGAAGCCTCGGTAGAAGGCCGCCCCGGTCTTATGCGGGGGCGTATAGATTTGCAGCCCCTGGCCCGCGCTCAGCGCCTGGCCCTGGCTGTCGGTGGTGTGCAATGAAGCGCGCAGCCACCATCCTCCACGAGGTTAGTTCCCCGGCGTCGGCGGCCTACAATGGCCTGTCGGTGGTCCCGGCCAAAGCCCCCGTCAAACGTTTAAAGCGTGTCGATCGTTCGGCCCAGCCGCGTCGACCGCGCGCCCTGACCGATGCGCAGCGCCGCACCTTTCTCGGGACCGCCGCCGAGCGCGTGCGCGAAGAAGCCAAAGACCGTCAGTGCAAGTGGTTGCGCGACTTCGACACCTTCCAGGCCAGCGGCTACCGGACCAGCCAACAGCGTTGGGACTCGCTCGCCGAACTGATTGAACCTGTACTTGCGCGCCTGGACATTGCCACCCTGGTGATGGGCTACCTGGACAAGGCCGGAGAATTCCGCCTCAACCGTCAACGCGGCCTCGCCGAAGACACCAGCCTGCAAGAGTGGACGGTTTCCCGCGTAATGGGCGCTCTGGAAGCGGCCAAGATGGTCTATCGCAAGGTGCGCCGGATCTGCCACAACGGCCGTTACTGGATCACCCGGGTAACGATCAACGTCCGCCCGCGCTTCTTTATTCAGTTGGGTCTTGGCTATCAGCTCGCTGTTGCGCGCACGCAAAAGAAGGCCAAGCGCAACCAGGCGCTGGCCGCTGTCGGCAAGCAACGCACTGAAACCCTGATCAAGGATGCGGCCGACCGTGAGGTGCGTCAGCATGCCCACCGCGCCGCCCAGGCCAAGCGCAAGCGCCAAGAAGCGCACAGCCAGGCTCAGAATGACGAGAACGCAGCGCGCGCCCGTGCGGCCGCCTGGGTCGACTTCTGTGCCGACCCCGACACGCAGTCGCTCACCGTGTCCCAGCGCATCAAGATATTCAATCAGCGCTATTCCCCCTCATAACCCCGCCACAACCGGCACCGCTTAAGGCGGTGCCTTCGCACGTCCGCAACCTGGAAACGCGCCCAGCGTCCGCCCAGGGCCTGCAAATCTCCCTTTTTCCGCACGCTCTACCCTCGCGATTCGCGCGCCAGGCGCAAAAAAAAGCACGGCGCCGGCCGGGCGGATCGCCTGGCTTTTTAAAATCTGCAAGTTTTTCGGTGTAGTGGTACCAAGGGGCAGAAAGAAAGAGCCTTTAAAGCTCATAAACCGTGCCAGGTGTGCATGACGCACTGACGAAATAAATATGCCTGCCCACTTCGCGCCTGGAGGCGCGGGGCAAGTGAACAGCTCGCCGTCAGTACCACCGCCGTTCCTCCAGTGAGGCGCCTTCCAGTCGCTGTGGGCCGTTCCATCACCGCGCCCGACTCAAGCTCGGGTCGACGTCCCTTCGCTCCTTCACGCGCCGGCCGCTGGCCAGGTCGGTCGCGCAAGCGCTCCAGCGGACAATGTAGGGGGTTCCCTTGCGATCATTGCCAGCCTGGCGGTTCGCCAGCGCCTGGCTGGGCGTTTTTCCCAAGCAGTCCAGGGCAACGCCGCCCCGAGCGTCTAGCGCATCCGTCAGCGCCTTGTGAGCGTCCGGCCGGGAAATTCGTTCAATCTGCTAGTAACGAAATAACGAATTGACGAATTAACGAATTGCGAATAAGGTTCATCCCAAGGCCGGGCATTACGTCAAGGCCGCACTCCGGGATAAAACCGATGACCAAACAAGCCCCCCATGTGGTCGCTTTGAAAGCGGCTTTCTTTGAGCGTTACGCAATACAACTCAATGTGCGCATTGCCGGCGGATCACAACGCGATTGCCTGGTACTGGCCGTGCCGGAATTTCGCAAGCAAACCGAGGTCGACCGTGTGCAGTTGGTTGAAATCGGTATCTGGCTAGAGGCTCAAGGCTACTATCTGTGCGAGGATTACGGCCGCGTTGGGCTGCTGGCTTCGCCGTCCGGCTGGACGTGTTGGCATGGCGGCGCATCGGTCAAGGTGCGACACTGCCCTGATCGAATAACGAAATAACGATTTAACGAAATAACGACAACCGCCGGCCTTGCCGGCGGTTTAGCATTGGAGGCTGAGGGATGTTTGCTTTGTTGCGGCGTGACGGGTCACGCGAAGAATTCGAAGCGTCGGATATGTGGGAGGCGATGCGCGCAGCGCTGCGCCTGGACGCTGAAAAATTGGAAGTGCCCGGCGACCCTCCGCGCTCGATGACGGCCGACCAGGTGCGTCAGGAGCTGGCCCTGGATCGCGCCGGATTGTTTGATGCGTTTACGCCGGGATGGGTGCCGCCGACCGTGGAGGAATTCCGTGAGCTGTTGCGCGTCACCGGCCTGACGGGAAGTGAGGCCGGGCTATTGGTTGGCGTCTCACAAAAGAAGATCCGCAAGTGGGCCGGCGGCGAAGGAGAGGTGCCGTATGCGGTGTGGCGACTGCTGAGCATCTACGCCGGTCTGGCTGAGCCAGACATACGCACGGACGAATTAACGAATTAACGAATTGACGAATTAACGAAATGGTTTTACAGTCTGCTCCAAGGCCGGGCACACCGCCAAGGCCGCTACCGGAGCAGACCCCGATGACGACCGCGCAACAATCCGCCATGCAGGCCGTGGCCAATCAACTCCCAACTTCCCGCTTGATTGAGGCTGTCCGTTTCATCGGCGGCGCCGTGCTGCCGCCGCCTGAGAACATGGCCCGCGCGGCGTTGCTGACGGCCTACCAGAACCGCGAAGGCGACGACGCGCTGGATATGCTGATGGATGAAATCGGCCTGTAAGGACTGCCGCCCCGGCCTTGAGCCGGGGTATCACGGAGAGCGCGGTAATGATCGATCCCAACGACCCCGGAACCCTTGATCTGATAGAGGCTTGCAGCCAGCCGCTGGACGGTGCTGAACGGCAACGCAAGTTGCGCCGCGACCGCAAGGCGGCCGGCTTGAAGCCAATGTACGTCGGCGCCGCCGAGCGCGAATTGCTGGAGACGCTACGCAAGCTCAGGCAGAACCCTGCACCAGGTACGCCGGAGGGCAAGTTGTCCGAGGCCCATGCCTTGGCTGAGCATTATCGGCAGCAGCGCGAAGGGTTGCAGACTGAAAACCAGCGCCTGATTGGTTGCCTGGCAGAGCTGCAACAGTTGGCCGAAGACCTGGGCGGGCCGCCCATGAAGATGGAAAAAGACCCGCTGAGTCCGCGCGAACTGCGCCGCCAGATAGAGGCGCTGGAGCAAGAAAACGCCCTGCTCGAAAGTGAGCGCAACAAGGCTTATGCCGCTATCAAGACATGGGAAAACCGTCTGCGCGCGGCGGGTCAGTCGACCGATTATCGTCCGTTGCCGGGTGAGTTGGGCGGCGTTACTGTAACGCCGGGCAAGGTATGAGCTGATGACGAACAATAACGAGCGCGACCCGAGCGGCGCGGGCGAGGGCAGCGAGCCTCTGACCGATGCCCAGGTGCGGGCCGGCGCGCGGCCGGGTGAGAGCTGGGAGCAGGCGCGCCGCCGTTTACAAGGCGAACTCCGGCTACAGGCCGAGGCGTCCGACGTGTATAGCGACGACCTGGCCGACGATCTGGAGGCATTGACGCATCCGGCGATGGCCGCCGGTGACGTCTTGTTTGACGATTGGTCCGGCCTGACCATTGGCCAAGTGGCGGCGCTGGCCGCGCCAGGCGAAACCTGGGAAGCCGGCCGCGACCGTGCCTATCGCCTGCATCATTGCGTAACGTCGTGCGCACCGTGCCCGGTGTGCAATCACGACGGCATACAGCCTTACGGCGGCTGGATGGATCGACCAGGTTCTGGCTGTGGCGTGTGCGCCCTGCGCGAAAATACATGGCCCAGCAATCCCACTATTTACGACTGAAAGGAACCCCCACCATGCCTTCTGTCCTGATTGACGGCATCGAGTACGTGCCGCGCGCCGAAGTGCCGGAGCTGACCGACGCCCGGCTACAGTCCGCCCTGGAAGAACTGGTGTCGATCCAGTATTTCCGCGAGCATCACAAGGCTGTGGCTCAGGCGTGGAACGTGTTGCGTGCGCTGGCCCCCGAGCTGGCCGAGCTGTCGGCCAATGATCCGCATGCGGCGTATGAGCGAATCCACGGCGCCGAGTGAGTCCGCCGCGTTACGAATAACGCCGCTTATGTAAAACGACCCCCACCAGTCAGGCGACCGGCGGGGGTCTTTTTTTACGTCCGTGGTTCCCACTTTACGCATAAGTGGGTGCCCACTTTGCTATCATCTGGTTTTACGCAATACCCGCCACTGACTCGCAAAGGAAGGACGCCATGACCGCGCCGCCCGAACTGACCGCCGCCAATGCCACGCATCAACTGATCTGTCAGCACGTCTGCCGCTGGACGAAGACCTACGCCATGCCGTGCCACGTCCTCAAGGCCATGCCCGGTGACCGCGTGAAAGTGCTGGTGTTTGGCGATCGCCATTGGCGCGGCCGCGAACATATCCAGCGCGTGCGCTACGTCGAAGCGGGCCGTGTGCGGCCGATGCCGGCGCAAACCGACGCGGCGTGACGCGTCACAACCTATCGAGATAAGGAGATTCACACGCATGACTTACGAAGTCCGCCATAGCCCCGACGCCGAGTTTCGGTATTTTGTCTTCGATCCGAACGACAGCGATTTCACCTACTACCGCACGGCCGAAGATCGCGACCAGGGCGCCGAAATGGTCATACAGACCTACCTTGACGACGGCTGGGATGAAATGGTCGATCAGGTGGTGGCCGGGGAGCTGACCCACATTTGCGGGCAGACACAGCGCGAGGATCGCCCCGACGAGAGCGAGCTGGACGCCGGGTGCTGCGACCGCGACGGCAAGTATTGGGGTGACTGGGATTACACCTGCAATTACGACTTGTTGCCGCTGCCGGCGGCGGCCAGTGACGCGTCACAACCTACTGAGTGAAGGAGATTCACCCCATGCAATCGAATCACGATACTGCGGCCGACACGCCGGTCACGTTCCTGTCGGCCTTCTGGGTCGGTGACGATGATATTTACGCGGCCAAGGATGAGGCCCAGGCTGTGACGCTGGCCAATGCCATCGCCGGCACTGGCACCTATACCCTGGACGACGTAGCGGCGGTTTCGGCCGAAACACTGGATGATCCCTTGTCGAGTGATGACGGCCCCACTACTTTGCGCCTGCTGCTGGCCAGCGCCGAGCCGGGTTATCTGGCCGGCTACGAGCAATGATCGAAGCGTTATCCGTAACGCGCCGGCCATCTGGTACGCTTCCCGGTTATTGGTCGGTGACCTGGTGGGAGAATCGAGTGGCTTATTCATATGTGGGGCCGGCGCGACTGTCGTTTGTCCAGGAGGACGGTGCCGAGCCTTCTGCCGACGTCAGCGTCACCCTGGGCGAAACCATGCCCGGGTTGTTTGAGCTGAGCTTTCCGCACGCGCTGCCGGCGGCACAGGCGGCGGTTTGGGTTCGCGTGAGATTGCCGGATGGCCAGGAGCGCAGCGGCCAGGTGCGTTACCTGGCGCCGTCGTCGCTGACCTTTCGGTCTGATCTGCCGGGGAAGGAATGAAGCGCAAAGGCTACGATGAGGGGCAGTTGCTGGACCTGGCCAGGAATGGCGCGGTGCGCGAGGCCAAGGCCAGTCGCCACGGTGAGCGCTGGGCGTTCTACTTTCGCCTGGGCGGGCCTGGCTCCAATTGGATGGCCGTGCGCTCGAAGCGCGAACCTGTGCGCACCTGGGCGAGCCTGGACACCTTGGCCAAGTTTGCAGATGCGGTCGGCATTCGGTTGTTTGCTGTCGAGCAATAATAGCGTTACCCGTCACGCAGGAATAAAAAAGCCCCGCCGAGTGCGGGGCTTTGCGTGTCGCGGGCAATCACTTCGCCTGCTTGGACGCCTTGAGTAGGGCAAAGCCTTGGCGCAACACGTCGACCATGCTCATTTTGTGCATGGCCGCGAACATCTTTAGATCATGCTTGAACTGGGCGTCCACTTTGAAATTGGCCGTTACCAGGTCTTCCGGCGCCGCCTGGTGTGTGTGTCCGGCCTTGACCAGCGCAGCGGCTGCGATAGGGGAGGCCGGTGCATTGCCTTTGGTGGAATTCTTGCGCGGTGGTTTTGGGGCTTCGACAGTCATTGCAGCATTCCCTATTCGTTAATTCGTCAATTCGTTATTTAGAGTGTAGCGCAACAGCGCGCTGGATGATCGAGGAAATCAGGCGTTCGGCCTGAGCGCGCAACCCCTTGTGTGACACTTCGATCACCGACAGACCAATATCCATGGCGCGGCTGTAGCTGACTTTCTGCGGCAAGTGACCGTCCAGGACGTGGTAAGGCTTTTGGCTCAAATACTCTTGGGCTTCTTCCAGTTCGGCCAAGCTGTCACCCACATGGTTCAACGCGAACGCAATGCGCTCAACGGGAATGCCGTGCTTGTGGTGTAACGCGTCAGCCAGTTTGACCGCCGGGTCCAGGTCGTCTAGCGACAGGCCGGTCGGGATGACCAGGAGGTCGCAGGCTTCGGCCATTTCGGCGGTGTCCTTACTGGCGCGCGGTGCGCCGTCGAAGATCATCACGTCGTAATTGTCAGCCTGGGCCAGCGCGTGCGCGACCGATCCGAACTGCTCGACGTCGATTTGCGGTTGATGGCCGCGCTGCAAACGGCGCTGCTGCCAGATGGTGCTGGTGGATTGGTTTAGGTCGAAGTCGGCAATCTTTACCGACCAATCATTTTGCGCGAAGCCAACCCCGGTGCCGCGTGCGTCGGTGGATTTGCCAGGGCCACCCTTTTGAGTTGCGAAGCCTACGATCAATGCCACGGTAAGAATCCTTTTCGTTAATTCGTCATTTCGTCAATTCGTTAACGCCAGGCGAGTATAGGCCGCCCCGTGCCGAGGATCAAGAAAATAACGAATTAACGATTTAACGAAATAACGAAAGGATCAGCCGGCGAGAATGTGCCGGGAAGGCGGGCCGCCGGCCGACGCCGGGGAGGTGCGCACGGTGCGGGAAAATTCGGTGAGCGTACGGCTACGGCGCTGGGAGCGCGGCCGGTTGAAATCGGTGTCCACTTCCATGACGGCGATCAGGGAGAGCATTAGGCACAGCGCTTGCGGGGCCAGCACGCCCAGGGTGAAACCGCGCGTGATCATGTGCGCCTTGTTCTTGGCGCCGAGCTTGCTAAGAATGCTGCGCTCGACCAGACGCATGCCTGCATCATCGAGCTGTAATTCGTCAGCAATAACCGGCGTCGGGAAGCCTTCGGCCGTCTTGACCAGGACGAACAGTTCGCTGTCAGACAGGTTTTGACCTGGGTAGCCGATGACTTCCTCGCCGTGGATCTGAACGCGGGCATTCATGGGGGACGCTTCCTTGCGAAAAGGGGAGGGGATTAGTTGCTGGCAAGTTCCAGGTGCAGCGCGGCAACCTGGCGTTGTAGAACGTTCAACGTGTCAGACATGGTTTCCATATGGTCCAGGGTGACGTGGTTCTGATCGATGCAATACAGCGCCATGTGCTGCATGGTGCTCAACAATGACGACACTTCTTTCACCGCGACAATGCGCGCGCGCTGAATGGCTACGGCGCCGCTGATCGGGGTGACGGAATGAGGGGTGTGTTTCGAAACTTCGCTGCCTTGCTGCATGAGGGAACCTGCCTTTCCTAAGTTGCGTGGCATGTTACACGCAAAGTGTAAATCCGAGCAATAAAAAAGCCCTTAGACTAAGGGCGGTTTTATTACCTGTCGTGGGATATGCGGACGACGCGGCCCACAATGTCCAGCTTATTCAGGTCTTCAGGTGTCATTTTGCTATCAGGGTATTGCGTGCTATCGCCGGCTTTCACAGTGAAAGTGCCGTCGAGCTCGGGGCATATCCATCGAATCCAGATGTTGCCGGCAACGATGATGCCGAACAGGTCGGCACCGCGCACGGTGGTTTGCTCGCCATCGAGCAGCAATTCGTCACCCTCTACGATCATCGGGGCCATGCTGGCATCAATCTGTTTGATGCACAGCAGCTTATTGCGGTTCATGCCGCGCGCCTCGATGTAACTCAGGCTAAACGCCGTACTGTCCGTGGCCTGGGTGAGTGGAATCGCCCCGGCTTTGGTCTGGATGCTGGTAGGGTTGGCCGTCACATAGTCGGACGTGACCGCGCTCAAGCTGTCGGTGTCGGTGTAGCCATTGATCCAGGCCGGGGTTTTTCCAAAGACCTTGGCCAGCAGCAACACCATGTCGGTCGGTGGCATGCGTGAGGCTTGTTCCCAGTTGGAAAAACGCGAGTAACCGAAGGGCTGGCCGGAGGCTTGAGCCAATCGCTCGGCCGTTTCTTCCAGCGTCCAGCCTTTTTCCTGGCGACACTGCCTAATCCGTTTGGCCACAAGTTCCATTAATTCAGACATGCGCAATCTCTCATTCGGCGCCGTGAGTTTTCACGCCTTGGCAATATATGGATATTATCCGTAACCCGAGGAAATATACACTTTAAGTGTAGATACGGGAAAAAAAACCTTGAGTAATGGGATCCAGTCGAAATAGACTTACACTATTCGTGTAAAGGGGTCTCTATTCGTGGAACTGAATCAGTGGATTGACAGCATCGGCGGGGTCACGTCGGCGGGCAAGCTGAGCCTAGCCGCATTGGCCGCTGTTGCCAGTCTGTTGGAAGAAGAACCGCGCACGGTTTCCTCCTGGTACCGCAAGGAGCGGCGACCGTCTTTTGCGGCGGGGATGAACATCCTGTCCAAGTCCGGCGGTGCCGTGGATTGGAACGGCATCTATGCCCCCTTCGCCTTGGAACTGATGAAAAACCGGGTGAAAAATGCCGGCGCTTAACCTCCCTCCCCACTTTTCCGCGCTGCCGATCGTTCTCAAGGTCGAGCAACGTTTTGGCCCGGCTGGCTTCGCGCGGCTGGTCAAGTTGTTGGAGCAGTTCGCCGCCAGTCCTTCGCGGGATTCCGGCGTGATCGAGCTGCCGGCCAGCGATTGGCGCGACGCTTTGCAGGCTGGCCCGCTGGAGCTGAACCTGTTCCTTGACTACCTGGCCCAAGATGGCTGGCTATCGCAAGAGCAGGATGCCGAACCCGGCGCGCCGTTACGCGTAACACTTACAAACTTCGCCGAGTTCCAGCCCGCTTTGGAGCTTCCGAGAATCGCCGATCAGTGGCGGCGTTGGTTCGAGTTCGAACTGAGCTTGCCGCCGCTGCATGGGAAAGACCCGTACAACCAGGATTTGTTCCGTCGGTGGTGTGCCACCAACGTGACCATAGAAGAAATGGAGCAGGCCGTAGAGCTTGCCCGCCAGGCGAACACCGCGCCCAGCCCGGCCGCCTTGCATGAATTTTTGAAGACTGTGCGCAATACCAAAATTGTACGCGCCCGCCGCTGAAGGCTGGCCGAGGGGAACACCTTGTTATTGATCGCACTTTCCGGCGGCACTGAAGCCGAGCGCACCGCCATTGCTGACCGCCTGGTCGAGTCGGGCAAAGAATCACTGGTCGCCTTTGCAGTGACGGCCCCAGGCATCAATCGCCCGCTACGTCGCTCGATGATCTTGCGTGACGCGCTTGACACTGCCCTGGACAAAAACACCAAAAACCCGGCCGGCGGCCTGGTGATTGTTCACTGCCTGACAGAAGAAGAGGCCCGCGTAGTCCGTGGCCATGGCGGCGTTATCTGGCACGTCTACGGCGCGCCGTCTGACCAGGTGGTGATGCGCCAGGGCGATTTTAATGTCACCGCCAAGCCTGACAGTTTTCGCCACGTCCTGGCCCCGCTCGATGCGTTGTCGGAACTGGTCCTGCCCCGACTGCGCAGCATCGCGCCACTGTGCGCGGCAGCCGTCGACGCGCTGGCCACTCAGTAAGGCGCCCAGCCATGGCCAGACGCAAAACCGACCTGGATATCGGGCTTGAGCTTTGGGCGCGTTGGAGCCTTCCAGGAGGCACCGCGCCGGGTGGTCGCTCGATGCTGGCCAAACTGATCGACAACAAGGGCGAGCTGTTTTTCGGCGGATCTGGAACCGGTAGCGGGCCGGCCGATGGCATCGAATGGGCCATTGAATCCGCCGTGCTGTCGATGTACGCCGCCGACCCGATGCGCGCTGATGTGTTGCGCTTTGAATACGGCGCCGCTGACTTCCAGGTCGCCGAGCGGCGCGGAATCACTGACTACGACCCATGCGGCCTTGACCAGTACCAAAAGGCCCACGCCTTGGGGATCAGTCGCCGCACCTACATGCGTCGCTTGTCCGAGGCGCGCGAACTGATTGCAGACAAACTGAGGTTAAGCGAATGACCCACGAACAACTGGCCAAGGTCGAGAACTATTTCGGTCCATACAAACATCAGGCCGAGTTCAAGCCAGCGATGGAGCTGATCGAACACACCAAGGAGCTGCGCGCCTTTGTCCTGGTGTTGACCGACTACCTGGCCATGCCAGGTCCGACCGCCGAGAAGACGGCCGAGCATTACCAGGTAGTGCGCCGCGCCAATGAGCTGCGCAACAAGATCCAACCCGTCAAATAGTCGAGGTGTCGCCATGCTGGGAACGCTGGTCAATCTTTCAAAATCCGTCTTGGCGCTCGCCGTCGTGCCTATCGACGCTGTGGTCGACGTGGCGACGTTGCCCGCCAGTGCCGAGGGTAACGCGGCGCCGTTCGGTCGTACCGCTCGGCGCCTGGAGCAAGCGGGCCGCGCCTTTGATGCTGCTTGCGATCCGCTCGATACTAATAACGATTTAACGAAATAACGAATTAACGAATGAATCAGAGCGCAGTTTATCCCCGCTGTATGCCCGTCGCTTGTATGGGTAGGGGAGTGCTGCGCCCAGCCCGCGACCGGGCCGCCTGATTGATTGGCCTGGTCGCCTTACTCAAGGAACCAGGCCCATGTCAAAACCCGAAAGCGGAACCGTCAGTGTTGCGCTGTCAGACGCGGCGATTAAGCGGCATGCCGCAGACCCCACCGTCAAACAATTGCGCGATTCGCGCCGTCCCGTCGTATTCCGCTACCACGCTTCCCGAGCTTCGGGCAGTTGGTACGTCGTCACCTACAGCAAAGGCCAGGTAAACCCCTACAGCAAGATTGCCAACTGGCCCGCCTTGGGCGCTGCCGACTTCATGGACGCGCTTCCCAAGATCCTCCAGAAGCTGGCGATTGATCCGTCTGCTTCGGTCGCGGTGGATGGCTGGCAAACGGTCGGGGAGTTGCTGACCTGGTACCGCGAACGCAGCAAGCGCGAACGCAACAAATCAACCAAACGCAAAGACGCCATCCGGTCGGTGATCAAGTGTCACCTGTGGCCGAACCTGGCGTCTGTGCGCCTGACTGAGCTGAATCAATCGTGCCTTGATGAAAAACTGATCTGGCCCTTGCAAGAGCGGTATGCGCTGTCCTACGTGCGCCAGGTGTTTGGTGTGCTGACCGGTGCCTTCAAGCAAGCGCACAAGCTGAAACTGATCACCGTCAACCCGCTGGCAGAGTTCACCTTTCCCGACTTCATTGAAACCCGAATCGAGGCCAAGCCCGGGGCTATTCGTCCTGACCAGGTGCGCGGTGTGCTGGCCGGTCTGCTGGCCTATGTGACGACCTGGCAAGGCAAGATCCCGAAAGCCGTTGTCCTGGCGGTGATGATGCTGGCCCACGGCACGCGTATCGGCGAAACCCGACTGACCAAAATCAAGAACCTGAATTTTGAGGATCGGGAGTGGTTTATTCCGTCGACGGATGCCAAGACCCGCGCGGAAATGGTGGTCCCGCTGACCGATCAAATTTGCGCCTTTCTTCGCCTTTACCTTGAGCAACAAAAAGCCGCCGGATATGACGGGGCGTACTTGTTCCCGGGCAGCAACGGCAAACCCCTCAATCCCAAACAAGCCGACGATCTATTCAAACCCTTGACCGGTGGTGAGTGGACCAGTCACGACCTGCGCAAGGTGGCTCGGACGTGCTGGGCAGACCTGGGCGTGGATCACCTGGTCGGGGAATTCTTGCTCAATCACAAGCTGCAAGGCGTCAGCGCCGTTTATATCCACACCACCTTAAAGGCACAGAAGCGGGCCGCCCTGGAGCGCTGGCACGCCTGGCTAGATGCCCGTGGATTCGACCAGTTGCACGGCCGCCACGCCGAGACAGAGGCGAGACAGGCCGCACAGCCTGATTCTATGCAAGCCAATAACCACGCGGCTTTCAGCGCCGCTTAAACATTCATTCTAAAGGAGGAAGTTATTTCCATGAAAACGCCTGAATCGAAACCGGCTATTAAGCTGTGGCAGGACAACTTTACGGTGATGCGGCCCGATGATTTCTTGATCAATAGCGCCCAGTCACTGCGTCCGATGCTTGAGGCGTCGGCATATCGCAAGGCATTTAATGTGGATGAGTCGTCGCGGATTCTCTACACCGAATTGCGCTACATGCTTCTGGTTTTGAGTAAGTCAAAGCTGGTCCAGCCACGTCGCTTGACCTGGTGGGAGCGCATCACCGGGAGGGTTCAAGCATGAGCCTCGAAAAAGCACTATTTGACCTGCGGAAAGCCTGTCAAAACTTGGGGTTAGCGATAGGGGTCGCTTATCGCCGATTCGTCGCCGGTATTGGCCGTCGCGCGGGCCGTCGTGATCCGGTGGTCGGGTTCGACCTGGGCGCGCCTGGCGGTGACGTCGCTGTTATTGGTCGATTCAAGGCGGATGAAATCGCCAAGTTCTTTGGTGTTCCGCCGTCGCGTGGAATATCGAAACGGCCGCGCGACAGTGTGTTTTTTGCACCGATTGATCTGCTGATTCAGCCCCAGGGCGACAAGTACGCCCAGGACTACGCCAGTCGCGTCAATGTCGAGGCCTGGAATCAGTGCCGGCGGTTTGGGCGTGAGCCGAACAATGCTCGGCCGAGCGTTACCCGTCACATTCATAAATTAACGCGCTACAGCCAGCGCGCGCTAACCGGTCGAGGTTGATCATGGCCAAAGCGAGCGTTACGGGTAACGAGATTCAGAAAAGTCCCGAGGCGATCCGCCAGGAACGATATCGGGCCGAGCTGGAATCGAAGGGGCTTAAAGAGCTGACGATTATTCAGAGTGACGAGCGGGTCGCTGATCTGGATTACGCCCGAAAGGCGCGCGGCGGGGTTTCCGGTGCCTACACTCGCCGTGAGTATCTGGAAACTCTGATCCGTCGTGACATTGATCTGTTGAAACAGCAGGAGGGGCAATTGGCTGGGCGGATCTGTGAAGGGTGTCGCAAAGAGCTGCCGCGCGGGTGTAACGGGGTATGGGCATCGGAGACGTCGACCTGCATGCGCGCCCAGGCGGATCAAGCCTTAGCGCTGTAATAGCTAGGTCAAAAGCGGGTTAATAGTGCGGGGGTTTTACACGATCTGAGTAAATTTGCACTTTTCGTGTTGACGGCTTTGGCACTTTTCCGTATCTTTTGATTCATCGTGGTGATGTTGCGGCCACGGTGGCACTGCACAGTCATTCCCTTAGCCCCCGGCCATCACTGGTCGGGGGTTTTTTTATGGAAAAAATAAAGTGAACGAATCCCCCGACCCGTCCGCTGTTTTCGCTAAGGCGACCCCTCCGGCGGCATACGTCGGGGCGCAGGTTCTCGAAATCCCGATTGAAACGTGGATCAGCGTACTGACCGTGATCTATCTGGTTCTGGCAATCGGAACCCTCATTTTTCCGGGGTGGCGAACCCTGGTCGCGTCCTGGTGGCAGAAATGGCGAAAGTAACCATTCCAAGGGCGATCTTTGCTGTGGTTGCTGCGGGGGCTACGGCCTTCGGCATCATGCAAGAGAGCGTGCCCATTCTTGAGGCGAATCCGCTGGTTGCTTACCAGGATATCGGCGGCGTCTGGACGATCTGCGGCGGCGTCACTTATGACGTCAAGCCGGGCGATGTTGAGACGGTCGAGGGCTGCAAACGGCGTAATGCGGCCGCGATCAATATCGGCCTGGCTGCGGTTGATCGTTGCGTCACCTACCCCATGCCGGAATCGCGGCGCGCTGCCTTCGGGTTGATGGCCTACAACGTTGGCGGTTCGGCGTTCTGCAAGTCCACGGCCGCCAAACTGGCAAATGCCGGTCGCCCAGCCGAGGCGTGTGCGCAGATTGATCGCTGGGTGTACGTCGCCGGCAAAGACTGCCGGCTCAAGTCCAGCAACTGTGCCGGCATCGTCCACCGTCGCGCTATTGAGCGCGCCTTATGTGAGCTTGAGCTATGAACGGTTCCGGATTGGCCGGCGGCTTGGGTGCTGCCCTGGTCGTCTCGTTGTCGCTTTGGTTTGCTGATCACGCGTGGCAGAACAGCGAGCGACTGACCGTCCAGAACGAGGGCATGGCCCGCGAATTGGTCGCCATGGCGACCGCCCTGGATAGCCAGGCGGTGTTGCGTGATGCGGTCGACAAGATCGATCGGCAAACCCGCTTTATCAGTACCGCGCTGGATGGCCAGGCCGCCCAGCTCAATCGCAACCTGGCCGAGCTGAAACGCACCGATGAAAAGACCAACTCTTATCTGGCTGAGCTTGTCCCTGTTGCTCTCGGCCTGCGCTACCAGCGACCCGAAACCACCGACCCCGTCGCTTACCGGGCCGGCGCTGTCGTGCAGCCTCGTGCCGTGTCGCCTGCCGGGTCGGCCGCCGCTTCTCAATAACGAGGCGTGGACCCAGGCCTTGGACGAAACCGAAGACGCCTTAGTCCGCTGCGCTACTCAGGTGCTGGACTGCATCCAGAAACAAGGAGCCGCGACCAATGCCGCCAAAGGCCAAGCGTCCGTGCCGGTCGCCGATGTGCCCGGCCAAGACTCAAGACTCTAGCGGTTTCTGCGACAAGCATTTGCACCTGGCCAGCGGCTGGGTGAAGCCTGAGCGCGGCACTGCTGAGCAGCGCGGGTATGACTGGGCATGGCGCAAGAAGCGCGCCGCTGTCCTCAAGCGCGACCGCTACCTGTGTCAGTGCGATGACTGCAAAGGTTGTCGCCTTCCTGCTACCGAAGTCGATCACATAACTCCTAAATCCAGGGGAGGAACTGACGATTTTTGCAATTTGCAGTCGCTAAATCGCGATTGCCACAAGGCCAAAACACAAAGGGAAGCGGCCGAAGCCCGTCTAGGCGTCGTCGGCGAACGTGCGGGCATCAGGTAGCGAAAAATGGTCGAAAAAACACCAGGTAGGGGGGGTGGGGTAAATCTCTAGGGGTTTTCGCCTTCTCCACCGCTCGCCCAGCCTTTAACGCGCGACCGCGAAATTAAAAAATTCGTACTTTTGGAAATTCGGAGAGGGTTTTTAGCCATGCCGCCAGGCCGTCCCCCCAAGCCCACGGCCTTGAAGGTCATTCAAGGCAACGCGGGCAAGCGAAAGCTGAACAAGAACGAACCGTCCCCCGACGCCCTGGTCGTGGTGCCGGAACCGCCGGAATGGTTCGGGCCTATCGCCGTCGCCGCCTGGCAACAGGTCGCGCCCTGGTTGATCGAAGCCAAGATCCTGACCGGCACGGATCTGCACAACCTGGAAGCGTTTTGCATGGCGTACCAGCGTTGGCGCGAAGCCCAAGACGACATTACGAAAAACGGAATCATCGTCATGGGCGCCAAGCAGGAAATCAAAAACCCGGCCTGCACCGTGGCGAACGAAACCATGCGGCAAATGGCGACCTTCGGCAGCGCGCTGGGCCTCGACCCGGCCGCGCGCGCCCGCCTGAAACCGGGCGGCGCTGAGAAACCCAAGAACCCCTTTACCGCATTG